ATTGACACGGAACATAGAACGCAACGTGAGCAAGAATATAGTGGAGTATATTTTTTAAGACCAACAAAAAAATTGCAGGATCTTCAAAAAAAATTATCAAAATAGTTTGCAAAAGACTAGGATCCTAACTTTATTATCCTTATATTTAAGTATAATTAAAAATTAAGAGATTATGAAATCAAGTGGATATGGTGATTTAAAAGAAGGTAAGTATACTTATGTTTTATTAGATAAGGGTGCGGAAGTTATTGATGTTGAGGCTAAGGATATAGATGAAGCAGGCGATATAGTAAGAAGAGATTATGGTGGTACTGACCCTATGTTAATTGCTATAAATGATAAGAAACTTCCAAAAAGTTTTGGTGGTATTGAACCTAGAGCTAATAAAGAATATAATTTGGAAGAATCAAAACTCCGTAAAGTGATCAACTCAATGATCAAACAAGAACTCATCTCAGAAAATAAAAAATATCAAAAAACCATTAAAGAAATTGAAAAAGCCGCTAAATTAGCTGAGATTACATCCAAAATGGAAGCTTTAGATAAAGCCATCGAAGAAAAAAATTCACGACTAAACTCAATTGAGGAAAGTGAAGAAATGAAAGAATTGGTTGATAAAAATGCAATGAAAGAACTTAAAAAAGAGGTTAAACTTCTTGAAAGCTATAAAAGTAAAGTTTTGAAAATGTATGAAAAACTTACCAAAACTAAAACTACAAAGAAAGAAATCATTGATGAAGATGAAGTACTATCAGAAGCCCCATCTGTTGATTCTGAGAAACTTAATACAACCTTTAAAGATTTAGACCCAACCGTTGAAAAGGTAAAAAAAAATTTAGAAGATATGTCTAAACTAAAGCTTGAAGAAGATGAAAATATTGATATTGCAGGTATTATTTCAAAGAAATACCCAAATATATCTAATGAAGATATAAAATCTTTCATTGATATGCATTCCCAAGATATCAATGCCGAAGAAGATGTAATGGATGAATTTGAAGAATTCTTAACAGTAAACCCAGAAATTTTAAACCTTGATAAAGGTGAAAACGAACTCCCTCAAGAAATCATCAACCAAATAATTCCAATGTATGCGGAAGAAGGAATGGAAATAGAAGATATAGCATCTATGTACCCTGAAATGTACAATGAAGTTGTTGAGTTTTTAGAAGGGTATGATTTAGGACTTGATTACGATATATAATGAATAAACCACTTTTAATAGAAACCCAATTATTTGAACCTACAAAGGTTTCCTTAACTGAAGGAAAATCTGAAAGAGGTAACCCAATTGTTGAAGGTCTTTTAGCAACCGCTGAAGTCAAAAATGGAAACGGGAGATACTACTCAGAACAACTTTGGAAGAGAGAGATAGACAAATACATGGAGTCTGTTAAAGAAAACAGAGCTCTAGGAGAATTAGACCACCCTGAATCCTCTATTATTAACCTAAAAAATGTATCCCATAATATTACAGAAATCTGGTGGGATGGGGATAAAATAATGGGTAAAATAGAGATCCTCCCAACTCCATCAGGAAATATACTTAAAGCACTTTTTGATAGTGGTATTAAAGTTGGAGTATCATCTCGTGGGATGGGTTCATTAAAAGAAAATAATGGTGTGTTAGAAGTCCAAGATGATTTTGATCTATTATGTTGGGATTTTGTTTCAACACCTTCTAACCCAGGATCATGGATGTCTCCACTTAGAGAAGGAATTGATTACTCTAATTTACCTAACCCATACAAAAACGTTCAAAGTATTATAACAGATATACTTTGTTCACAAGGCAATTGTCCTATATTTTAATACCCTAGATATTTTATTATAAATAAGGTTGAACAAAAGTTCAACCTTCTTTTTTTTTTCTTTTACATTTTAAAATAATATTGTGTATTTATTACACGAATATGCTATCCCTTATATAGCATGATAACTAATTAATTCTATTACGTTTCTCAATAAACGTATTTCCCAAACAAAATAAAATTTTAGGAAAAATGGCAACAAACAGAGATTTGCTTAAAGAAGCAATCGCAGATGCTAAAGCTGTAAAAGAAATGGCTATTGCAAATGCAAAAGCAGCTCTAGAAGAATCCTTTACTCCACACCTAAAATCTATGCTTGCTACTAAACTTCAAGAAATGGAAGAAATTGATGAAGAAGTAGAAGAAATAGAAGAAGGTGAAATGGCAATGTATGATGAAGATGATACAGAACCTATGATGGAAGAAGAAGATTTTGAAGAGCTAGATCTTGAAGAACTACTTTCAGAACTAAATGAAGCCGAAGATGAAGAAGACATGGAAGATGAAGCTGAAGAAGCTGATGAAGACATGGAATCAGAAACTGAGGAAGAAACAATGGATCTGGAAGATATGTCTGAAGAAGATTTAAAATCATTCATCGAAGATGTAATCGCTGATATGGTTGAAGCTGGTGAATTAGAAGCTGGTGAAGACATGGAAGGTGAAGACATGGAAGATGAAGAAATGGAAACAGAAGAAGAGGAAGAAGAAGAAGAAGAAGTAAACATCGATGAACTTCTAGCTGAAATTGATTCTATGGATGAAACATATCATGATGATGATATGATGAAAGAAGTTGAAAACTTAGATGAAGTATCAGTTGTAGGTGATGTTACACCTGACCAAATTCCTTATATTATCGCGGGTATTGCATCTGTAATAGGATTGGCTTCATCTAGCTCTTGGCTCCCTAAAGTAAAAGAGTGGTTTAGAACCAATAAAGGAGAAGAAATAAGTGATGTTGAAGCTAAAAACATTGTAGATAAAGGAATAGACATTGCAGGAAAAGAAGGTGTAGAAGATCTTAACCCTAAAACACCTACAGAACTTGATGAAGCTTATTCAACTATTAAAACTCTTCGTTCTGAATTAAATGAAGTTAATTTGTTAAATGCTAAATTGCTTTACACAAATAAAATCTTCAAAGGTAAAAACTTGACTGAAAGTCAAAAATTAAAAGTACTAAACAGCTTTGATAAAACTACTACAGTTAAAGAAGTAAAACTTGTTTATGAAACTCTAAATGGAGGTATCACAACAAGCAAAAAACCACTTTCTGAAAACTTAGGTAGTGCTTCAAAAGCAACGGGTACAACCAAAAAACCAATTATTGAAGCTAACGATGCTTTCTCACGTATGAGAGAAATAGCATTTTATAGCGCTAAACATTAATCTTAAAAAACAAAAACAAAAATGTCAAACTTAAATTCACTTTTAGAAAGCTCTGCACAAGGTTGGAAAAACATGCAGAACGAAGGTGCTCGTATTTCGAGCAAATGGGGAAGAACAGGTTTGTTGGAAGGTCTAAGCAATGAGATCGACAAAAACAACATGGCCTTAATCCTTGAAAACCAAGCAAAACAATTAGTAACTGAAGCGTCTGCTACTGACCAAGGTGGTGGTACTTTTTCTGTAGGAAATGGTGCACAATGGGCAGGAGTTGCTCTTCCATTGGTACGTAAAGTATTTGGATCTCTTTCAACTAAAGAATTCATGTCTGTTCAACCAATGAACTTACCTTCAGGTCTAGTATTCTTCTTGGATTTCCAATATGGAGATACTAAACAATTAAACTTTGGTGGTAGTGATACTGTATACGGAGCTAATGCATCTATGTATGGTGACACAGATCCAGGTGCTAATGTAGATCCAAACGGAGGTTTATATGGAGCAGGAAGATTCGGTTACTCAATCAACCAATTCTCAGCTTCAGTTGCTAATGCTGCCCTTACAGTTAGTACAGCATCTTGGGCTGATCTAGATTATACAGCTGAACTTTCAGCTTCTGCTGCTGCAGGAGAATTTACTAAAGTTGCAGTTACTCTAGCATCAATGACTCGTCCAGATGAAAAAGGAGTTAGAGCATTTGCTTTAACTTCAGGTTCAGTTACAATGGCAACAGCAACTTCAACACGTGCTTTACCACAGTATACTTCTACTGATGGAACTAGCGTATTCTTCTTATTCACAGGTTCTGTTGCTTCAACAGGTATCCCAGTTGATGGTGTGGATACAAACGTTGTATTCTATAACCAACAACCAACTGATAACAACCGTGGTGACTTCGAAGATGCATCAGGTGCTGGTCGTCCAAATGCTAACTCAACTACAGCAGATGCACTTGCTATCCCAGAAATCAATGTTAAATTGAAATCTGAAGCTATCGTTGCTAAAACACGTAAATTAAAAGCACAATGGACACCGGAATTCGCTCAGGATCTTAACGCTTACCAATCACTTGATGCTGAAGCGGAATTAACTTCTATCATGAGCGAGTATATCTCATTAGAGATTGATCTTGAAAACCTTGATATGTTGATCCAAGATGCTTCTGCAGCAGATGAATATTGGTCAGCTGTTAATAACCGTTCATTAAACTCTGGAAAAACTGGATTTGATGATTTAGGATTCTTCAACACACAAGGACAATGGTTCCAAACTTTAGGAACTAAAATGCAAAAAGTTAGTAACAAAATCCACCAGAAAACTCTACGTGGAGGTGCGAACTTTGTTGTAGTTTCTCCTACAGTTGCTACTGTGTTAGAATCAATCCCTGGATTTGCATCAACATCTGATGGTGAAGCAACTAAAATGTCTTATTCATTTGGTATCCAAAAATCGGGACAATTAAACAACCGTTACACAGTTTATAAAAACCCTTACATGACAGAAAATGTTATTTTGATGGGTTATAGAGGATCTCAA